GCCTCAATCGGGACTGGGTTTACGGGCTTGAGAAGCTCCTTGGATGGATCCAATATGCGATCATTGCTAATCAGAATGACCTGAGGGGGCGAAGGCTTCGGAGGAGAACCTTGCCCTCCTTGCAGACTACACATGGTGACTAAGTGAAGAAGGGCAAGAGTTTTCATTTGGCGATTCCGAGTTTGGACGGGGAAGAGTCAGTCTGGCATCAACTCGAGCCGAGTAGTCGGTCGGTTGTTAGAAGTTTGGAATAGATCGCGAGATGCCGTCGTCGGCGAGCCTGACGAACGAGTGAATCCGTTCGTGCCCGTGACCGTCCAAAGAATGGTCTCCCGGAAGTAGATGTATCCCGGACTGACATAGACCGAGTCATAACTATTGTTACCGTACGAGAAGAAGTCCTTAAGCGAGGTGAAATCTCCTCGCCATGAAGGGTCCCCTCCGCTTAGCCCGCTTGCGGATCCCGTTACAAGATCGCGCATTTGAACCTGAAAGGTTGCAGCCGGGACGAATTGGGCACTGGATGCGCCAGGCCCAACAATAATAATAGCAATCCCGATGTCATATGTGACATCCGAGCTGCTGATGGTGTATGTGGTTTCGTTCCACGACGAAGCAAGTGCGCAGCTTAAGGTCAATAAACCTGCAGTAAGAGAGGATAGGAACTTCAATTTGTTCATGATGCGCCTCCGCTGAATGCGGCACAAATACTGTATCACCACTTTGCCATAGTGCCAAAAACTTTTTTCGTATAGGGCGAGGTGGCCGACCTCGCCGAACTCTATCTCGTCCTAAAGGCGAAAGCCGACCCGCTCATCAAGTCAATCAACGACCTGAAGCGGGAACTCCCCAAGCAGATGGCCGAAGCCGGGAAGGCGGGCGGCGACGCACTCGAGGCCGAGGCGAAAAACGCCGGAGACGACGCAGGGAAGGCGCTGGGGTCCGGTCTAAAGAAGGGTGCCAAGAAGGGCATGGACGATGCCCGGAAGGAGGTCGCTGACGCTCGCGGCAAGCTGATCGGAGAGGTTTCCTCGGTTGCCACTTCGACGGGAAGGTCTCTTTCTCTCGCGATCACGGCACCTGTTGCACTCCTAGCGAGAACCGCTATTAAAGACGCGATGGGTGCAGAAACGGCTCTTTCTCAACTCCGAGGCGCCGCTGGTGCGACTGAGGAGCAGATGAAGCGGGCGAGTGCGAACACTCGGGTTCTCGTCCAAGACTTGCGCGACTTCGGGCTTACCGAGACGCAAGTGACCCAGGCGAGCACCGAACTTGCTAAGGCAGGCCTAACCCTCGACCAGGCGCTCAAGTCCACTCGCGCTTCCTTGGTCCTCGCCTCTGCGGGGCAGTTGGAGACGGCTGAGGCCGCCCAGGTCACGGCGAACGCCCTTAATGCGTTCAGCTTAAAGGCCGAGCAAGCCGGACGTGTGGTCGACATTATTGCAGGCACTGCCTCGGAGGCTTCGGGCGGGGTTAAGGAGCTCACCGAAGCGTTCAAGATGGGCTCGGCCGTCGCCGCTCAAGCGGGCGTGGATATCCGCGACTTCAGCGCGGCGCTAGGTCTCATGGCCAACGCAGGAATGATGGGCTCCGACGCGGGCACGTCGCTTAAGAGTTCGCTACTCGCTCTGATCGGTCCTAGCAAAGAAGCTACGAAGTACATGGAGACGCTCGGGATTCAGGTGTTTACCACTGAGGGGCGTATGAAGTCTCTTCCCGAGATAGTCCGTCAGTTCGAGAAAGGATTAACTGGACTTACCCAGCAGCAAAAACTCCGTGCGCTCACCGAGATTTTCGGGACGGACGGAATTCGCGCGTTCAACATCCTGCTCAAGAATGGTTCTGCTGGTCTAGTCGAATTCGCTCAGAAGGTAGATAAGTCCGGGAAGGCACTCGGGCTTGCAAACTCGATGACGGGCGAGACTCAGAAGGCCTTCAATCGTGCGAAGGTCGAGGTTTCGCTTCTTTCAAGCCAGATCGGGCAAGAGTTACTTCCGACGCTAAGCAATTTGCTAACCGATGGAGTACGGGCAGTTCGTTCGTTCAGAGATTCTTGGGACGGACTTTCGCCGGAACTGCAAAAGCTAGCACTCGGAACTTTGGCATTCGGTGCAACTCTTGGTCCTTTGGCAATCGGACTTGGTTCGGTTGCCGGAGGCGTTAAGTCAATGATTGAACTAAGTGCTGCATTTGTGGCCGCTCAGGCCGCCAAGCAAACTGCTCTCTCTGGAACGACCGTAGCGACGAATGCAACAGCAGCCGCTCTAATCAGAACAAGGCTCGCGTTTCTTGGGTTGTACGCACTTGCAGCTGTTCCGATAATCCTCACCGTGAAGGCGGTTTTCGACTACAGCAACGCCGCAAGTGCCGCTCTGCGATCAACTGCAGATCGAGCGGCGATGCCTTTCAATCGTGGGGACCTGTTGTCGGGGAAGATTGCAGCATTCCGTCAGAAATATGGCCGCGCTCCAAACAAGGTAGAGAACTCCGCCCTCATCAAGAGTCTTTCTCAAACAGCTCTTGGACGAAGACTCATAGAGCAGCCGATCTCAGAGAAAGACGCCAAGGAGGCTCGGGTTGCGGAGCGAATGGCTCTTTTGAAGCAATCAGAGGAAGATGCTCGGCTGGACAAGGAAGCTCGGAAGAGGCTTGGGATTCTCAACACAGACGGCACCATTCCAAAGGCCACCGGAAGTGGCGGCGGTGGTGGCACCAAGCGTGACCCCATCTCCGACCTCATCAGCGCGGGTCAGTCATCGCTCGATCGACAAGAGTCCGAGAAGCGGATCAAGGCGTTCATCAATGCGGGGAACTGGACTGCTGCAGCCTTCGAGCAAGCGGGCGGTAAGTTCACGTCTCAATGGGGGCGTATCACCGCGGCGAAACGCAAGATATTCGAGAAGCTCGGAGAGGGGTTGAAGTCTGAGTTCGTTGCCGAGCAGAAGCAAAAGGCGGCAGCCGCAAAGCAGATGGAGGACGACCTCCTTCGCGAGATCCGCGAGGTGAACAATCCTGCCTCAATGGTGGACAAACTCGCCCGCGAAAAGTTCGGAAAGGACTTCACGAAGCTAACCGATCCGAAGAACCGTTCCCTGATCGGCCAGTTAGCCGGAGAGTACGAGAAGAAGGAATCGTCTGAAAAGGACGCCGAGCGTTCGGCACGTCTCGCCCGCGAGGAAGAGGAACGGATGAACCGTCGGAACCGGTGGATCCTTGGGCGCAACGATGCAGTCAAGAGCATGGTCGCTTCGCTCGACGCTCAGCTGCGCAAGGAGCGCGAACTATCGACGTTCGAGCAGATGGTCGCGGAAGCGAAAGAGAAGGGCATCCGCCTCAACTTCTTCGAGATCGCTGTTCTCAAAGAGCGCGCTACTCAGGTCGACGCGCTGAAGAAAACCGAGAAGGAGCAAGCCGAAAACGAGAAGGCCGCCCAGATCAGGCGTGAGCAGATCCGCGATGCGAACGAGCAGTACGCCGACGCTCTCGAAGAGATCGCCACGCAGGCGGCAGAATTGGGCCGCTCGGGCGTTCTGACTGAGTTCCGCCTAAAGAGGCTCGCCATCACTTTCGGCTACGGTGCGACCGAATCTGAGCGCCTAGCCACGGGCATGGAACGGGCGAAACGTGTCATGCGGGAGCAACTGCTCCTCCAGGACGTGAAAGTGTGGAGAGACGCCTTCGAGCGAGTAGCAGACGCCATCGTCGAGCCCATCCGAGATGCTCTCGGTGAGCTCGTGACGGTGGACATGCCAGGGTTCTTCCGCTCGCTCAACACACTCGTCGGCAGGGCGCTCACGGAGTTCACGAACCAAATCCTGCAAGCGCAAATTCGACTGCAGTTGAACCGTGCCATCGACTGGGGCGTTGGTCAACTTTTCGGCGGACAACTCGCCGGACTCACCGCTTCCGGGTCGGGCGGTACCTTCATGCCTCCTGGGGTGTCGCTCAGCCCTGACGGCTCGCAGTCTATGCTCACGGGCTTTGCCAACGGTGGCGGCGTGGGTGCGAACAGCCCGATCGTTGTCGGCGAGCGGGGCCCGGAGATCTTCGTGCCGTCACGGTCGGGGAACATCGTCCCGAATCACCGAGCAGGTGTCGGCGGGCAGATCGTGAACATCACAGTGAATGTTCAGGGTTCTGCTACCCGTGAGACCGCCCAGCAGATTGCGATGGAAGTCGCTCGGGCCGTTGAGTCGGCCCGGCGGAGTTTGGCGTGATTAGATAGTAAGTTGTTCAAAATCGCATGTAACCTGCATTAAATGCTTGATAATGCACACTTGAAAAATGATACTTGGGTATCCAGCGAGAACTAACGGATCGTGGGGTGCGTTACATCGAGGAGAAGCTGTTCTAGAGCGAGTGTGATTTCCTGCCGATCCTAGAATGTGAGAGAAAGATGAGAATCGAATTTTTGAGGCCCAGGCTCGTTGGGGAGCGATTTGAGAATCATTCTGTCCCTCTAGATGTGCTCGGTGACTTTGCTGCACTCGAGCAGATGGTCTTGCAGGTAGCAAAAGATGAGTTTTTGAAGGACCATGGCGACAGGAAGAGATCGCCACGCGGTTTTACCACTGGAGTCCAATTCAGCATTTCCTCGATTGAAGAAGGGAGTGCGATCCCAGTCTTGATGGTAGCGATCACAGGTACTCAGAGCCCGTTGATTTCACCAACGATCGAAGAGTATTTGTTGCGCGGTCGTGAGAATATCCTTGCTGCGATCGAGGCTTCCGGACGTAACGAGAGCCCGACGAAGTATCTTAGCAAACGCGCAATCGCGCATTTCGATCGGTTTGGAAGCAGTCTGAGAGACGGAGAGGCAATAGAGTTCCGAACTCAAAATTTGGATGGACTTGCGATTTTAACTCGTGAATCCAGGCGGAGTCTGCTTTCAAGTGTAGACGAAGCCCAAGAGTACAGCGACGGCATTCAAATTCGAGGAAGGGTAGTGGCGATGGATCAACGCCAATCTACCTTTGAAATTTCGCTACCTGACGACGTGCGTGTGACCTCGGTCTACAACGAGAGGCTCAAGGATCAAATTATGCAGGCGTTCGTAGATTTGGAGAAAGGCGCAACCTTGCTTGTCGATGGAGTAGCTCGTTACTCAAGCGACGGACGAGTCAAAACATTAGAGGTTATTTATGAGACGTCGGTAGAATACGGCCAAAAGATGTTTGACAGGCTTGAGGAACTCAAGAATCTCAAGGCTGGTTGGTTGGATGGTGATGGGGAAGAACTTGATAAGGATGGATTGGATTGGCTTGCAGCATCTCTCGAAATCGTCTACCCAAAAACCTTACTTGAGCCCGTCATTTTTCCGACACCAGACGGTGGCGTTCTTCTCGAGTGGGTAGCGAACGGTGAAGACGTATCCCTTGAAGTAGATCTTGATAATCACCAAGGCTACTACCATCGATACTCGCTTACCGAAAACTTGACTGAAGATCAGGAAGTTGATCTTGATAAAGATGAAGGGTGGGAAAAGGTCATTCAATGTTTGTCAGCTCATTTTGCGAGGGAATCATGATCATTGAAGATGGCACTTTTATCCATCGCCAGATCCATCCAAGCTGGCTTCAGGATGGAAAAGTTACTTCTCAGGCATTTTCTGCCACCAAGAAAGACGAAGGCAAACTTTCGGTTGATCACGGTGGTATGGTTCTCCCAAAAGAAGCCTTTGATCTCCATACCCAAAGTGGGCTTAAGTCATTAGGTGTTTTATCACTGACGTTCGCCGAAATCAGATCTCAAAATTTGGGAGTTATCCATGATCGAGAGGGAAGGGCTTCTCACTGTCATATACCTGTCACCGAGTTATCGAACAAAGAGCGGAAAACCATTGCTAAAGTGCTTCGCGGAATTGCGGTGGAACGTGGTTGGCAGTACGGACCGATCTTTGAGTGAATTGATGCTATCTATTCTTGGAAATCGTGGATAACGTATTGGGCATTTGTGTCCTTCCACGACGTGCGCTTTCCTGACGACATCTCTCGCGGCCTAACGGTCCGTCGATCGTTCAACACGCTCGTTCTAGCGAGCGAGTCAGGCTACGAGCAGCGCGTCGGGCAGTGGACTCGTTCCCGCATCGAGTTTGAGCTGTCTCTGCAGGTTTACAACGAGACAACGATTGAGCGCATTCGTGCCTTTTTCGAAGCAAGGCAAGGGAGGCTCTACGGTTTCCGGTGCCGGGACTGGACCGACTTCTATGTCGGCTACACGAAGCAGTTCGGATCGAGCACGTGGCCGCTGGGGACTCCTCACGTCTTTGCAACAGGCAATGGTTCGCAAACGGCGTTCCAGCTTCAGCGGAGGTACGTCTCTGGGTCGACCACAGTGGACCGGAAGATCACGCGCCCGCTGACCGGGTTCACTCCAGCGCCTTTTCGGGTTTGGGTAGGCGGTATCGAACTTACCAGCGGTTGGTCGCTAAACGCCTCCACGGGCGTAGTAACGTTCACGAGTGCGCCCGTGAACGGTGCCGAGATCGCTTGGGCGGGTCTCTTTGATCTCCCGGTCCGGTTCGACACTGACTCGCTTTCGCTCAGCCTCGACGCACTAAACATCGGATCGACTTCGGGACTTCGAATCATCGAGATTCGGGAGTAGATCGTATCGGGCAAGGTGCCCGAAGAACACGTACCAGAACACAACGCGGCGTTTGACTATTGGTCTGGCGCACTTGAGGACCTGCTCGACAAGGCGAGGGCCGAAGGGATCGAGATCGCCGTCGTGGTTCGCGAGAACAACCCAATCGATCAGTCCGACCGCTTGTACGCCTTCACGAATACAACCCATGTGAATGCGATTGGTCTCCTTGACTACGGGCGAATGGCAATCTGCACCGAGCTAGTGGCCGCGGTGAGGGAGACGGATGCCTCGTAACATTTCCTCGCCCCTTCTTACGGCTCTGTCCGCTGGGGCGGTGGTTCCCGCGATCCTCGCCCGCATCACGCTCTCCGACGGCACGATCTATGGCTACACCTCGGCGGACGAGATCATCACGGTTGGCGGAGTCGACCACTTCCCAACAGAGGCGGTTGAGATGTCTGCGCTCGCTTCCTCAGTGGGCGCATCCGTCGACAACTCATCGATCAAGGGCATCGCCAGAGACAACCGGGTGGATGAGGACGAGATCGACGCGGGTTCGTTCGATGGTGCCGAGTATGTGCTCACTCTGATCGACCGTCTGAATCTCCCTGCCGGAGAACTGATCTTGCAGAGGGGAAGTCTCGGTGAGCTCTCGATCGAGGACGGGAAGTTCGAGTTCGAGCAACGTGGGCTGTCGTCGCGGATCCGCGTTGCCTCTAGCGACGAAACAACCAAGCTCTGCAGGTGCCGAAGGCTCGGTGATGCGCAGTGCAAGGTCAACCTTGCGGGCACCGTTCAAGGGCGCTCGATCAGGGCGACTCGTTCGGTTTCGACTGCACCAACGGCAAAAGAAGTTCGCTTCTCGAGCGAGGGCGCTCCCACGGGCTTCTACACCTACGGTTACGTGAAGTTCATCTCCGGTGCCAACGATGGGATCGAGCGGGAGATCAAAGATCACACCCTGCTCTCAGGAAGCGTCGCCAAGGTTGAGCTTCGTCTCCCGTTCCCGTACGCGATATCTCCGGGCGACCAGGCCGTTCTCACGGCCGGATGCAACAGAAAGCTGAAGTACGACGACAAGGGCGGGGTGACCGAGCCTCGCATCGGTTCGACGTGTGAGCAGTTTGGCAACGGCGTGAACTTCCACGGTGAGCACTTCCTTCCTGGAAACGAGCAGATTACGCAGGTGGGACGACAGTGAGCGAGCCAACGCTGGACGTGTTCGCTCGGAAGCATCTCGGGACGCCTTTCAAGTGGCACGGCCGAGTATCTGGGGTTGGGCTCGACTGCTCGGGGCTTCTGGTCGTTTCGCTGCGCGAGATGGGCATCGAAGTCGAAGACGTCCGTGAGTATCGCAGAGTCGACCAGGTCCCCAACATCGAGAAGGAACTTGCCAAGTTCTGCGGTGAGGTTTTCCTTGATGGGAACGAGATCATGTCGGGGGATATCGTCGTGTCCGAGGTGGAAGGCGGGGTTGGACACATCTCAATCCTCAGCCACGACGAACACGGCAACGAGACCATCATCCACGCATCGAGCGCACCGACGGTAATGCAGGTCATCGAGCAACCCACAACCGATGAGTTCTACGGGAAGCTTCGTTCTGTTTGGCGGGTTCTCCCAAGGAGCACACCTTGAGCACGTCTGCAATCGGCCGGATCGGCATAGGGCTCATTGGTGCAGGGATCGCGGCGTCGACGGGCGGCGACCCGAGGACAGGATTCCAAGCAGGAATCGTTGTGGGCGGCTTTCTCTTTCCGGAGCGCCCAAATCTCGACAACGGCAAGCTTTCCGATCTTCGTCTCTCGGGTAGCTCATTCGGATCTCCGTGGCCGCGCATCTGGGGATCAGGGCGAGTAGGTGGTCAAGTCATCTGGGCTAGGCGGGTGAACGCATCAGGCGATCACCTTCGGGGGGAGAAGCGTTCTGCAGGCAAGAAGGGAGGCGGTAGCGAGTGGGTCTACTTCACGACCTTCGCGGTCGGGTTCTGCCAAGGCGCGATCTTCTTTCCGGATCCTTCTATCGATCCTGGGCGTGGGACGTTCGGATATCGAAACCACTGGATCAAGCGCATTTGGTTTAACGACGAGGTCGTCTACCAGGCTTCGGGACCATCGACGGTCACCCTCAACAAGCACGGGGCCACAATTCGCCGTGGTGCCGAGGATCAGGCTGTAGTCTCGATCATTGCGGGCTCTGAAGGCCTGAGCGGCAACACGCCCGCGTTTCGCGGCACTGTGTACGCAGTGTTCGAGGACCTCAACCTTCGAACCTACGGAAACACCATCCCCCAAATCTCGGCCGAGATTGTCACTGACGCTGTGAGCGCCTCGGACGTTCTAAGTGATCTCTGCCGTTCGGTAGGGCTCATGTCATCCGAGATCGATGTTACTGCCGTCGCTTCGATCAGCATCACGGGGTTTGTGTGGTCGACGCGCGAGCCCGTTCGGAATGCGATAGAGCAGGTTTGCCGGGTCTACGACATCGACATCGTCGAAGTGGACGGAGTACTGCGCTTCATCCCGAGGGGATCAGGGTCAATCTTCCCAATTCCAGACGACTGGTTAGGGACGGCCGAAGACGGTGCTCGAGGGATTCGCATCAGCCGAAAGCGCCATCGCAAAGACGATCTGCCAGCGAGGGTGACCGTGCAGTACTTCGACGCTTCTTCGCTCTATCAGGTCGGTTCGATGAGCGATTGGCGACAGACCGAAGGGAATGTTTCTGACCAATCGATTCCCACAGGGTTTGTCCTTACCGGTGATGAGGCTCTCAAGATCGCAAAGCGAGAGCTCGATCGAGCGTGGTCTGAAAACGAAGAGTTGAACCTAACCCTTCCAATGGCGGCGCTCCAACTTGCGCCTGGTGACCGGATCAGCGTGAATGTTCGCCCAGGGCGGTCGGTTGTCGCTCGCATCACTTCCATGAAGCTCGCTCCCATCGGTGCCGTTGGTGTCAGCGCGGTGATCGAGGACTCGGATGTAGCAGTGCAGGTGGTCTCAGGTTCCACGGGCAACGCCGCACCCAAGGAATATCCTGTGGTGCCTTCGGCCTTCGATTGTTGGTCGGAGAGGGAAGTTATCGACGCACATTCGTCGACTGCTGGGTTCTATGTCGCGGCAACGGGCGAGACGGGCTGGTCCGGCGCTCAGGTTTGGTACCTGCCTCCAGGAGGAACCGAGTACGTCGAGGGACCCTTCATCTCAGGGCGTGGTGTCTTCGGTGTCACGACCTCGGCTCTCTCGAACTCAGGTGCAAGCGTCGGGGTGAGGGACCTCACGAATACCGTCGCAGTCGATCTAAGTGCTTCGGAAGGCGAACTAGAGACCCTCGAAGATGTTGCTGTCGATGGCGGGCAGAACTGGGCGTGGGTTGGCGACGAGATCGTAGGGTTCTCAACTGCAACGCTCACGGGAGCCAACCAATACACCCTTTCTCGGTTGCTCCGTGGAATCCGGCTATCTTCGCTCCCCAGTCATTCGTCAGGCGAACGGTTCGCGCTTGCAAATTCGTCCGTCGCTCGCATTCAGGTGCCCGACGCACACGTGGGTGAAACCTACCAAGTGAAGTGCGTCTCGCCCGGTCAGACCCTCGCGGATGTTACGGCCAAGTCGGTAGTGATTATTGCTCGGACACCCACGACCACGGAGGCCACAGTGTCTGGGCTACTGCGCCCGCACTTCATCACCCCAGCGGACGTAACACTTACGCTCGACGATACGTGGCGAAGCGCCTCGGCACCGGGAGCCGTTCCCGGATCAGCGGAGCTGCTCATCGTGATGGTGGAGTGGGAGAACACGTCTGGATCCTCGTCTCGCAAAACACTCGAGGTACGAAGCGGTCCGAGTGGAACGGCCTACTCGGTGGTCTCTTCCACGTCAGCGGCGACAGCCGATCTATCTTCGGGATCGGCTCAGGTGCTGATCCCGGTCGGCTCTTCGTTCGAGTACAGGGCGCCTTCGGGTTGGACTCTTCGGTTCACCGTTCAAGGCTACTGGGCACCCGGTTCGTAACGGGAGAGCGTGCAAGTTTGGACTACAGCAAAGCGCCTTGGGAAAGTGGAGGTTTCCACCGTTTTCGCGGGCACTCCGAAACGGCTCTTTGAGTCTAGCGGAGCGAGCGCCAACACGATTGGCCGGATCGTGGTGTGGGTTCACAATACAGGAACCTCGGGTGATCTCTGGTACCGAAAGGTCGCGGCGGGAGCGGCGATCCCAAGCATCGACGTCGCCTCGAAAATGGGGCGAATCCTGCCCGGTGAAACCGTCCCGATCGGGATTGAAGAATCTATCGATCTGGTGCTTGCCTCGAGCAGCGGGACTATCGCTTACACGGCGTGGGAGGAAGCTTGATCGCTGGATTTGTTCCCCACGGGAAGGCAAGCGGTTCGACAGCCAAGGTCGTATCGTGGGGTTCTCGTCCACGCTGGATCCTGCCGACACCGCACCGAATGCGCAACTCAAGCGGAGCTAACGGTACGGTCAGCGCTTCATTTGATTCCACCGCAACGCGCTATGGTTTTGTCGCACCCTACGCCACTTCGCGCGTGAAGTTGATTGCTACTGCGGCAGCGATCGGAACGGGAGTGGGTGAACGTGGTCCGCTAAATGGTGACTGGAACGAGCGCCGACTCGGAGTTCCGTTTCGAGCCGGCATCGCGATTGGATCGGGCACCGGGAGCGCATTCCAATTCACGTCCACCGGCGCGAACGGAAGGGTTCTTGTTGGGCGCTCGCTAGAGATTTCCAGCAACCTTTCCTTCCCGGTCTCCCAGGGCGATCAAGTTTGGATTCGTGGAGCGTGGTACAGGCCTACCGAGTTCGCCGATAACAGCATTTCATGGCGCTTGCCTCTCAATCGTGTGATTCAACTGCACGATCAAGTGGAGAGAAATGTTGCTACCACAGGAGATACCTGGATCACATCGAACTCGGCAACTAACGCAAACTCAACCGACTGTGGGTTCATCTTATTCGAAACGACGAATCCACTGATCCGATGTGTGAAGATCAAGGGTTCTTCGAGCTCCGTGGCCGGCAATGGTTGGGGTGTAGAAGCTGGACAAGAGGCATCTACGCATCCGAATGGGTTCGTCTCAAAATCCTGCAACTCAGCACATGTTGCGGCTGAGTACAGCTGCTTCTTGGGAGGGATGCAGTGGTTCGGCTTAGGCGAAGCGGGAACGAATATCTTCAGGGAGTTTCAAACAAGCGTTAGTTCCCGGATTAACGATGCCAATTTCGAGAATCGGCAGAACCAATTTGTTGTCCGGCACGCCATTGAGAACGTCGTTGGGTTCTCGGATGAGATCTGGGTTGGATGGGGCAACGAAGCCGCCATCATGGCATCTGGCCACAATGTGGCGAATGACCTGGAAGCGTTCGTCGATGTCATTCGGCAGAAGATAGAGCGGAACATCGCTCGGCACTGCAGAACGTGGATTATCCTCGGGTCGGCGACTTCAACGTGGACAGGTGGTGGAACGGCGTGGGATGCAACGCTCACAGACGCGCAGTTTAGGGACGCGCAGACAAGTAATCATACAGGAGCTCTCAATCAGAGGACATTCCGGGAGGCCCTTCTGCAGAGACTTGATGAACTTTGCAAGGAGCTTGGGTCCGCCTGGGTCTTCGACAGTTGCAAAGTAACTCACAGCCTAAACTCGGCGGGGGGGTTGGTCTGGAACCGACTCAGCGATAAGGCAGGGGGATTTGTCTCATCCACGAGCGACGGGACTCACTTCACCCACCTTGCCCATGAGGCAGTAGGAGCTGCCTTTGCGTTGCATTTTGGTAACGACCTTGCGACCTCATTCCCCCCATTTGGAGTGCTCAATCCGGGCAATTACACCTAATCCGAACAAGTCCAGAAAATTAACCATGCCCTCGCCCTAGTCGGCGGGGGCACCTTCATTCCAGCGCTCGACAAGATACTCGGCTCCACGGAGAGCGAACCGCTCGAGTTCCCCGAGTCTGTACGGAGCCGTATCGCCGAGCCACGCAACCACCCCGAATCGCTGGCCTTCCGAAAGTTCACAGACCGTCACTGGCGTTGGTAAATTCGATTCTTCCTGATCGGCAAGTAGGCGGAGCTCGAACGACGGATCAGTGATCCGGATGACTGACAAGCCATCCATGCTCAGCACGAAGTCTGGGAGTCTCATCGGTCTAAAGACTAGCAGAGAACAGAGCCCCACATTAACCTTAAAAGGTCCCTGGACCCTTGCTTGTTCGGTGGGTCTTCGCCAAGCTCAGGACATGAACTTCGAACAAGCCAAGACGAACCTGATCAACGCCCGTAAGGCTTGGTATGCAGGCACAGGCTCCGAGGCCGACATGAACGTCGCCGCCGACCTCGCCGCGAAGGCGTACAACGAGCGCGCCCGAGAGATCGCCCGGAAGATTGGCATGAAGCCTCGCCTCACCAATGCGCGAACCATCATGCGGCAGATCGACCAAGCTGATCGCTTCCGCCGTTGATCCACTCCACCGCCTTCCTCGGATCGCCCTTCACGAAGACCAGAACGTTCTGATGCACCCGCACTAGCTTGCGCGTGTTCATGTTAAGGTTCGCCCTGATAGCTGCCGTCCCGACGTTGTTGAGTAGTACGACGTCGTTGTAGAGGCCTAGACCCGCAGATTCGAACGCCCTGATCGTGTCGGCCACAAAGCCGCGGTAGATCCCTGTCTTCTTGTTCCGAACCTCTGAGACCACGAACGAGGCAAAACGGTGATCTCGTAGCTTTGCGCAGGACTCTCGAATGATGCCCGAGTAAGCCTCAAGGAAGCGGTCGTACTCCATCGTGCTTATGTCCCGAGGATCGTTGCTGTAAACCTCCAGGTCCGCATAGGGAGGGCACGAGAAGAGGAAGTCAAACGACGAGGAAAGGGAGGGGATGACTTCGCCCGAGTCTCCGACGATCCAACTAGGGGCCACGTCGACGGGTATGCGGTTGAGCTGATCCCGGTTGGCAAGTACCTGTTCCTCACGGAGTTCAACGCCCGTGTAGTGCATCCCGAGTGACCCGGCGACAATGCCTCTCACGCTACCGCCTGCGAAAGGATCAAGGACCGAGGCACCAGGGCGAGAGAACCATCGAAGCAGTACTTCACAAAGGACAGGATCGAAGGTCGAGGTCGACTTCTTGTTGGTGTGCTTCGCGGTCTTGAAGCGGGTCTCGTCAAGCTTGCGATAGGTGAGCTCTTCACCCCGTCCCACTTCTGATTCGATACCGAGAGCGAGCCACTTTGCTCTCCGGGACGACCAGTAACCTTGCTTCGTGTCGAAGACCGAGAAGGGCGGGATTATCCACTTTTCCGCCAAGGTTGGTGCGGGCTTTGGAGATGGGGACTGAAGGTCCAGCGGGAGAGTTTCGTCGTTTTTCATAGAGGTGCAGAAGAGGCCTCAACGGGCGGGTCTCTATGAATGTAGACAGGTGTCTAGGTCCTAATGCAAGGGCTCTTTTGATTGTGATTTTGGTTCACTGTCCCTTTTACTGTCCCTTTGCAACGGATTTCTACTGTGTTCTGAGAGGGGCTTTTTGAGCCTAAGAGCCAAGTAAATTTACTTGCTTTTCCTGTTTCGTAAACAGCAGGCCACCGGTTCAAATCCGGTCATCGGCTCCATCTTTTGAACCTAAATTGGTTCTCGGCACGCACTGGGAAAGCTCATTTTTGGGGTTACTGTCCCTTTACTGTCCCTTTTGATTTTTGTTCTACATGTTT